ATCCCTGTTAGTGCTTTCAATCTTAAAGTCAATTAATTTAATAATTGCCTGTAAGTATTCTTTAGTTTCTCCCATTATTCCTCCTTAGTTATTTGAGCTATAAAGCTCCTAGAGGATACCTGTTAAAATATCCTCCTAGAGTCTTACTAAATACCACTCGCAATTTTTGTTGCTTGTTCTCTCTCTAGTTCTAATTTATATTTTGCAACTTGACTTGCTTGAATAAATCTTCCACCATCAAAATTTTTATTGAACTGTGAAAATGTTTGAACTAAATCATAAACAAGAGCTAGCAAAGTTGATAGAGCATACCATTTTTCTTGATAAGTTGCCTCACCATTAAAAATCACTAACGCTCTATAATCAAGATTTTCAGCTATTGCCTCAAAGTGTTTCTTAGTCATTTTATATTCCTCCTTAGTTATGTAACTAAGTATAGACAGTAAATATATATTGTCAAGTTATTTAATAAATATTTTTTGTATTTCTCTTACTGTAATATTTGCGTAGTAGATTACTTGCAATGAATTAAATAATGGTGGGGGGTGGTTTTAAGTTTTTTCCTATAAGTCTTCCACCATATAACCACATCACTAAATCATAATAGAACAAACAACTACAAAGAAACTACAGAAACTTACAACAACAATTATATGGTAAATAATACCAATAAAAATAAAGCATATATCAATATGGACACCCTATTATTATATGTCTTAGACATCTATTTTTAACTTACACAAATTGAACAATCGTTAAACAATTAGTCCTACAATATGTTGTGTACTTTACCTGACATACTACATATAGTAGGTGCACTATCACAGTAGTATCTATTCTGTGTATCTATCTGTTTTAGAGTGTTATCACACTCTTTACATTTCTTCAATAAGGGTAGTCTAGCTGGTTTTTCATAACAGGCATCTATGCAATATAGTTGCGAAAAGTTTTGATTATTTTGTTTTAATAGACCTTGGGTAGCTTACTTGTCTTTCTAGTTGGTCAGGTTTCCCTGGTAAGCCTTTTGTGCTCCTGATGCCCTCTTTACCTGTATCTATCTACTCCTAAAATAATTTTTGTTACTTGAATAATAACAGAAGTGTAATATAATACAAGTACCTGTATTGGGGAATACAAATAAATAATTTGCAAGAAATGGTTTCTGGGGCAACTCATTAACCATTTTTTGTTATACTTAAAGTAACATGATTCTTTATTCATGTTCCTCCCTGTATAACCCTAGCTAGTCTAGGGTTTGGAAAGGAAAGTTATGGCAGAGATAGAGGCAGTTGACTGTGACCAGTGTTTACAACCTACCTGGGCTGATGACTTGTATGATGGCTTATGCTCTACTTGCAACCAAAATGATTTATCAGGATTCTTTGAATAAAAAAATTTTTTTACACACCTGGTTCTTGTAAACCAGTAGGGGCTTGTCTTCCTTTTATACGAGGATAAGTTTTAGGTTTATGATTATTACAATATCTAAACTTGTTATATTTTGATATAACAGTATCGCAGTTCTCATCAATACAAATCCTTCCACTACTATATGAAGTAGAGGGTTTGTAATTAGGATATTTATTTCCTTTTATATAATCACTCATTAAGCTAAGTATAGGAGATAAAATGCCAGGTAAAGGCTACTCATACAAAAAAGGTATGAAAAAAAATAAAGGTAGAAAAAAGAGAAGATAATGGCTGAATGGCGTGGAATGAAGGTCAAGTTAAACAATCCCACTAGGATTCAAAAAGGTGAACCAGGGTATGGTCGTAAGAAATTTAAAGTGTTTGTATCAGATAATGGGAAAGTTAAGAAGGTTATGTTTGGTGACCCTAATATGGAAATCAGAAAAGATAACCCAAAAGCTAGAGCTTCATTTCGTGCCAGACACAAATGTTCCACAGCTAAAGACAAGACAAGTGCAAGATACTGGTCTTGTAGGATGTGGTAAATGCCTTTCGTAAAAAAAGGTAAATATTATTATTCTCCAAGTGGTAGAAAATATACAGAGAAACAAGTAAAGTTATATTACGCAACAAATGGATTTAGGAGAACAAAATGAAATCTAGTGGAAAAGTAAGTTGGAAATGGGGTGGCAAAACTTATAGTGGTACTTTAATTCCTAGTAGGGAAACAAAGACACATAGATTTGCAAGAACACAGAATGGGAAAATTAAAAAACTTCCTAAAAGAAAATAATGCCAAGACCTAGGTGTAGTAGAAACGATTACGCTGGTGAAGAGTGTCGTAGAGTAGCTGTTAAAAATGGTAAGTTTTGTAGTGCTCAATGTAGGCGTAGAGTAAGTTATTTAAAAAGTTTATCTTCAGAAAAAAAAGTAAACAAAAGAAACTCACACGAATCTAAATCAAGAGGAGCTAAGTATCCTGAATTTGTACAGTATTATGCTGCTGATATAGAAAATAAAAATAAAACACACCAACAAGTTGCTGACTTACTAGAGATAGATAGAAGCCAGATTACAAGAATGTATGCAGCTTATTTAGAAGATAAAGAAAATTTTGAAGCACAACAAGATTGGGAAGTATCTGAAGAAACAATAGAGGCACTACAAGATTTTAAAGATTTTAGAGATAGGTATTTTAAAACTGAAACAGGTGACCTATACGAAACAGCAGACTTTCACGAGAACTGGATTAATCATATTGTTGATGCTATAGAAAATGGTAAACAACAAATGATACTTAGTCCACCTAGGCATGGTAAAACAGATTTACTTACCCACTTTGCTGTATGGCAGATATGTAAAAATCCTAACATAAGAATTATGTGGGTAGGTGGTAATGAAGATATTGCAAAAAATGCTGTAGGTTCTGTAATGGACCATTTAGAAAATAATGAACAGTTGAATGAAGAAATAAATGGACCAGGTGTTAAGTTCCAACCTAAAGTAAGGTCTGGTAAATCTTGGTCATCAGGACAGTTTACTATTGGAACTAGAACAGTTACAGGTATTAAATCACCAACTATGGTAGCTGTAGGTAAAGGTGGAAAGATATTGTCAAGAGACTGTGATTTGATTATTGCAGATGACATTGAGGACCATGGTACAACAGTACAACCTTCTGCTAGAGAACAAACAAGACAATGGTGGACAACTACTTTGTCATCTCGTAAAGAG